TCTGTTTGGTCTTGGGTGTAGTTTACTGTTTTGGTAGTCATGTTTTATCTTCCTTAAAAATTAAATTATATCACAAAGGCTTCATCATTGCAAGCCATACCCACAATGGAACAAAGGTTATTGCAACAAACAATGTTGCTTGCAATAATTCTTTAAAAAATTTATTCATGGGTAACTTCCTTCAAACCTAATTTTGCCAAGTACTTGGCAACATGAACAACAGTGTTACCAAATTCATCTTTGAATTCAGGGTTGATAACTGTATAGCTACCTTCAAAGGGTAGGTCATCTAAGTTGAGGTTAAGTTGTTTAGTGTATAGCATCTGATTTCCTTTAATCTATGTGTCCTATTATACAGGCTTTTTAAGTTTTGTCAAGGGTTTTTACAACTATTTTCTAGGTGTTTTCCCCTATGTAAACTTTTGTTTTCTGTATAGTCCTTTTCTCTTTTCTTACCCTCTATTATAAAGAAGTCGGATTGAATTGTCAAATCATAATTGAAAACAAAAGTATTCATTAGCATAAATACAACATAGGTGTTTACCCTAATAGACGGGGCGGTTAGTAGACTAAATTATTACACACCCTCTACCGCCCCCCGACACGGCCTACATATGGGAAATTTCCAAACACCCTAAGGTGCCAAAATCCACACTTGCCACCAACCCCCTAAACTGGTATAATCACATGAAAAGGATACCACCATGACAACTCATTTACCTGCCGAAACCGTACGTATCTCTCCGGAAGCACTGGAAGTAGCAAATGCCTATCTCCAGCTTAACGACGCCCGTGCAGTCGCCCAGGAGCTTGATTTAGACCCTGAGGTCGTTACCAACTTATTAGCACGTCGCGAAGTCAAAAGTTATATTGACTCAGTATTTTTCGACTCAGGCTACAACAACAGATTCTTGATGCGCCGTGCCATGGACGCACTAATCAAACAAAAGTTTTCGGAACTTGAAGAATCGCAAACTGGGTCAACCAAAGACATTGCCGAACTCTTACAAATGTCACACAAAATGTCAATGGATTTATTAGATCGCGAAATTGCACTAGAAAAAGCCCGCACGTCCCAAGGACCACAAAAGCAAGTTAATGTGCAGATCAATGAAGGTCTTGATGGGTCAAAGTACTCACAGCTTGTGCAAAAATTAATTACTGGAGAAGGCGTATGAAAAACTTATTATTAGGCTTTGCTATACTATTATTAGTGGCCGCTTTAACCCCAACTTTAGCGCGTGCACAACACTATCATCCACACTATCACAACCCTCAGCCTCACTGGCGTTATAATGGCGGTGCCTGGCAGTGGATGGTTCCCGCAATTATTGGGGGTGTGGTAGTATATGAAGCCACAAAACAACCACCACCACAACCTATTATCATACAACAACCACCACAAGAAACCTGTGGTCCGTGGACTGAGATCCAAACCGCCGACGGTAAGGTTTACCGCGAAAGAACCTGTACTAAATAATGCTCCTAGTCTCACGCCCGGAAGTTAATGTAGACGCTATTGTAGAGTTCGACCCTCAACAGCGGTTTATTAAGCTACCTATAACAAATTATCTCAAACTGCTCAATGTTTGGGATACAATCAATCGTCCACAAATTGCCTTAATCAATAGTGTAAACGACCCCAAGTATCGTTTTATCTGTGCTGCACTTGCACGCCGATTGGGAAAAACTTATATCGCCAATATTATTGGTCAGTTAGTCACACTTGTTCCTGGATCTAATGTACTTATTATATCGCCAAACTACAACCTCAGTTCCATATCATTTGAACTCCAACGCAAACTCATCAAGCACTTTGACCTCGAAGTTGCACGCGACAACCTCAAAGACAAAATCATTGAATTGTCCAACGGCTCTACCATTCGTATGGGCAGTCTTGGTACCGTTGATAGTACTGTTGGTCGATCGTATGACTTAATCATTTTTGACGAGGCTGCACTGGGTGAAGGCGGCGAAGCCGCATTTAATGTTGCACTACGTCCAACACTAGACAAGCCACAAGCAAAAGCCATTTTTATATCGACCCCACGTGGTCGTAATAACTGGTTTAGCCAATTTTGGAATCGCGGGTTTTCGGATGAGTTTCCTGAGTGGATTAGTCTCCAAGCCGACTATACTGAGAATACCAGGATGGCTGAGTCGGATGTGGCAGAAGCACGTCGATCAATGTCAAAAGCCGAATTTGAACAAGAGTACCTGGCCTCATTTACTGTATTTGAGGGTCAGATTTATGCATTACGAGAAGATGACGTTTGTGAAATTCCTCCAGACCTCCGTGGTGAGGCATTTGCTGGGTGTGACCCTGGCTACCGAGATGCTACTGCTTACTGCGCTATCGTTTACGATTGGGGTCGCGATTGCTTTTTTATTGTCGATGAATACTTAAAGTCGGAGCAGACTACTGAACAGCATGCAGCTGCGTTTACTGAGCTGAATACGCGTCATGGAGTTGAGGTAACTTTTATTGATAGTGCAGCTGCACAATTTGCGTCAGACCTTGCTTATCTGTACAATATTTCAACCACCAAAGCCAAAAAAGATGTCTTACCAGGCATCGCATATGTGCAGACCTTACTACAACAAGGTAGGCTAAAGGTTGCCCCGCATTGCACCAATGTACGAGCCATGTTTGATCAGTATCGTTGGGATCAACGTGAGGGGCTCCAACGTGAACGTCCCATGCATGATGAGTATAGTCACATGGCTGATGCCGTTCGATATGCACTATACACTTACACGGTATAATGGTATAAAAAATTTGTGCATTGACTTTTTGTTGCTGTAGTGCTATAATACTAGGTAATTGTGGTGCACTTTGTACCCTTGGAGAATTAAATGGACAGAAATGCATATGAAGCAATGCTAAAAGCAGCATTTGCTAGTGAGTTTGCCTTCTTTTTGAAAGCCGCTGGATTTCACTGGAATGTAGAAGGTTCAGACTTTTACGAATATCACTTAATCTTTGAGCGCATCTATACCGAAGTGTATGGGTCTATTGATTCATTTGCCGAAGAACTTCGCGCTTGTCGCATTTATGCACCTGCAAGTTTTACTCAGTTGGATACAATGAGTGAAGTTGAGTGTCAAGAAGGCGTGCCACAGCCAATGTCAATGGCTCAAGAATTGTTAGTGGATTCAGATGCTTGTGCCGAAATGTTCCGTGTGGCATTTGATGCTGCTGAAGCTCAGGGCGACCATGGTCTTAGCAACTTTTTAGCTGATCGTCAAGATGCTCATAAAAAGCATAGTTGGATGTTACGTTCAACGCTAAAGTAAATGGCCAAAAACACAAACAAGCGGATCCCTGTAAAGTGGGTTCGTGATCGGGCTAAAGCGGCCTATGAAAAGAAGGATCAGTGTTATATCTGCGGTACTTCCACAGATTTAGAACTGCATCACCTACACTCAGTTACTATACTCTTAGATAAATGGGCTGAAGCTAAAGGTTATGATATTTCAACAGACGAAGGTATCGTTGCTGTCAGAGACGAGTTTATTGATACGCACCGAGTGGAGTTATATGACCAAGTTTACACCCTTTGTAATCGGCATCATGTAGCGCTGCACGGAGTTTATGGTAAAGCGCCTCGACCTGGATCGGAACCAAAACAAGCCCACTGGATTGAAAGCCAGCGGGCTAAAAATTCTGGTGAAAAGGTTATACCCTCCAAGAGCTTTGGTAGTTTCTTCTCTGAGTTCACTTAAGGGAAAATAACTATGTCACGTTTTGGAGATTGGGTTCGCGAGAAGTTTAACCCAGCACAAAGTCGTATCGCTCAACAAGCCGGTACGCAGATTCCAACAGAATCTAAGATCACATATCAACAATCGTTTCAAAAAATTGAAGCGGTTAATCGTTCGGTGAATATGCTGGTAAATGCCTGCGCATCACTTGATTACGATATCAAAGATAAGTTAAACGATAGCGTTGCCGTAGGTGTGCGTCAGAAATCTTTGAACAACTTATTAAACTTTCGTCCCAATCCTTATCAAAGTGCACAAGAATTTCGTGCAGCAATTTTCACTGACTTTATCTTAGAAGGCAATGTATTCATCCATTTCGATGGCGTGTTCTTATACCACCTGCCTGCACAAAATGTAGAAATTTTAACTGATACCAAAACATTTATCCGCGGATATCGTTACAATGGTATGGTGATGTTTGAAGAACCTGAAGTCTTTCATTTCCGAGATTTAAATTCGCACAGCATCTATCGCGGCGCTTCGCGCCTAGAAGCAGCTCAGAAGTCGATTGCTACGCTTTATGCAATGCAAGATTTTCAAGAAAACTTTTTTGAAAACGGAGCTGTATTCGGCTTAGTTTTAACAAGTGAAAATACGCTATCACAAGTTGCAAAAGAAAAAACAATCTCTTATTGGTTACAAAGATATTCAACAAAACAAGGCGGGAAACGTCCAGTCATTCTGGACAGCGGTTTAAAACCTGCACAAGTATCTAATCAAAACTTTAACGACATGGATTTTGATCAATCGATGAAAACTCATGGCGAAAAAATCATGCAAGCTATTGGCGTTCCACCCATCTTACTACAAGGTGGTAACAATGCCAACATTAGTCCTAATTTAAGATTGTTCTACTTAGAAACAGTAATGCCAATTACTCGTAAGTTTACATCTAGCTTAGAACGATACTTTGGATATGATATTGAAGTAATTACAGCTAATGTCAGCGCACTACAGCCAGAATTAAAAGATATTGCTGCCTACCATTCGACACTAGTCAATGCTGGCATCATAACCGCTAACGAAGCACGTGAAGAATTACGTTATCCCAAAATAAGTGGGCATGACGAAATAAGAATACCCGCTAATATTGCGGGTTCGGCTGCTGATCCGTCGAAAGGTGGTAGGCCCACAGATAATCAGCAATAAAGGGGTAATATGGTAGATAAAAGTAAAGTCCTGTTTTTAAACAGTTCATTTATCAAGAGTACTACCTCCGACGGAAAAACAGCTAGTGTAACAATTGAAGGGTATGCAAGTACCAATGATGTTGATAGACAAGGCGATGTTGTTCCAGCAAGCGTTTGGGAAAAAGGTATTCAAAATTACTTGAAAAATCCAGTAATTTTAGCATACCATGATCACAGCGAGCCAGTCGGTAGGATGGTAGAACATAAAATTGATGGCAAAGGGTTATGGATTAAAGCCAGAATCTCTTCAGCAGCCACAGAAGTGTTCAATCTTGTAAAAGACGGCGTTTTAACGGCGTTTAGTATCGGATTCCGAATCGTAGATGCGGAGTACAATTCAGCTGCAGAGCTGTTTGTGGTAAAGGAATTGGAACTACATGAAATTTCAGTAGTATCAGTGCCAGCTAATCAAAATACACTATTTAGTCTTTCTAAGGCGTTTGATACGGCCGAAGAATTTAAATCTTTCAAAATGCAGTTTGCACCCAACAGCGAATCAGCTAAAGGGCTAGAATCCTCAACGGAAGCAGACCGCAATGTCAAAAAGGAAATGGAAATGGATCCAAAACAATTAGAACAAATGTTAGCTGATGCAGCTAGCAAAGCGGCTGAAGCAACTGCAAAAGCCATCGCTGAAAAGCAAGAAAAAGCATTGGCTGAAAAAGCTGCTGCTGAAAAAGCTCAAGCTGACTTAGATGCTCGCGTTAAAGCCGCTGTTGCCTCTATTTCTACTGGTGACACTGGTGCTGAGCGCCTGTTAGCCGAAGTTGAGAAGCGCTTGGAAAAGGCTGAAGAGTCTAGCAAGTCTGTTATCGCTGGTTTAGAAGCTTCTTTGAAAGAAAAAGCTGCTGAAATTGAAGCAATTACAAAATCTAAAATGTCTTTCCAAGAAGCCAAAGACGGTATGTCTTATGCTGACAAGGAAAAGGCTGTTTTGTTAGCTAAAATGGCTGGCAAATCTATCGATGGTACAAAAACTGGCCGTCAGTTGGTTGAGAAGTACGGTGCTCACCTGCCTTCAGCTACATGGGAACTCGAAGTTTCATTGAACATGGAATCTGAAGTTCGTCGTCGTTTGGTTGTGGCTCCTGTGTTCCGCAACATTGCTATGCAAACAAACGTGATGACAATCCCAGTGAACCCAGAAGCAGGTACTGCAACTTGGGTTACCAACGCTGACTTTGGCGCCGCTCCTGCTACCTTGGGTGCAGCTGGTGCTTCTGCTGGTAATACTGCTACTCACGCTCTCAAAGAAATCACTTTGAATGCATATAAACTCGCTACAAACGAGTATACTGCATACGAAGAAGAAGAAGATTCTTTGTTGGCTTTGATGCCTGTTATTCGTGACGGCATGATCCGTCGTGTTGCTCGCGCTGTTGACAAGGCCTTCTTGTTAGGTGCTGGTTCTGGTTCTGATCCTGTTAAAGGATTGACAAACTGGGCTACTAACACCACTGCCACTGGTAACACTGTTGCTGCTGGTATGACAGTTGCTAAAATGCGCACATTGCGCCAAGGTTTGGGTGCTTGGGGTCTCGATCCTGCTGAAGTTATTTATATCGTTAATACCGATACATACTATCAGTTGTTGGAAGATCCAGTGTTCCAAACAATGAATCAAGTTGGTACACAAGCTACATTGCTGACTGGTCAAATCGGTCAAATCGGTGGTAGCCCCGTGTTGGTTTCTGCAGAGTTCGCTTCCCCAGGTACTGGTGTTGCTGGTGCTGTCTGCTTGAACCCAGGCAACTTCTTGGTTGGTAACCAGCGCGGTCTCCGCATCGATACACAAGAATTGGTTGAAACACAGCGTCGCGTTATGGTGGCTAGCCTCCGTACCGGCATGACACGTGTTACTTCTAACTTGGGTAACGCTGTTACAGCTCACAAGTACACAGCATCTTAATTTGATGGTGTAATTGTTAACAAGACCCTTCGGGGTCTTGTTTTATAAAGGTATATTTGTGCCTTTATAAAACAAGCGAGGTATTTATGGCAATAGATTTAGTAACAAAAGCTGAATACAAAACTTACATGGGGATTACCAGCACAAATTCAGATTCAGAAATTGATTTCTTGATACCTAAAGTTAGTGACTTAGTAAAATCATACTGCCGTCGTACTTTTGTTGACTATTATACAAACATAAAAGTAGAAGTATTTGATGGTGGTTTTAAAGAGCTTTTATTAAAAGAAACTCCAGTTGTAAGTGTGTCTACAGTGGCTTATAGCGATGACTATGGCAAAACATACACAAACTTAGTAAAGTATGAAAATTGGATTTTAAAAGGCGATGCTATTATTTGCTTAAATCCTGGTGGATTTAAAGAACAAATTAATGGGTACAAGGTAAGCTATTTTGCAGGATATGATGGCCTTCCAGGCGATCTAAAATTAGCAGTATTAGATTTAGTCGAATACTATTCCCGCAATAATGGTGCTGTTCACAGTAGCCGTGATTTAAATCCTAATACTACGCAGATTAATTATGTTGCATCAACTAATTTACCTGCTACAATTAAACGTGTTTTAGATCAATACGTAGCGGACTTTACATAATGGCAACACCAAGTAGTTTCGATTTTAAATACTTATTAGAATTAATGTATGGGGCAAAGCTAACCAGCATGAAAGCCCAGGACATAAAAAATCCAGAAGCATATAGAGACGCTTTTATAAAATTAGTTCAAAAAGATATTCGTGGACAAATTGAAAATACTCTGCCTATCGTTTACTTAGTAAAACCACACGATATTGTAGTAAACTTATTAAGTGGTCTAATAAATAAAAACCTTACAGAAGGTGATCCAGATATTGCAAAGACGTTTATTGATTCGATAGTAAACCCAAATACTGGAGAATTACTGGATACAAGTAATCCTTTCTTTTCAGATGCACTACATTCTATTTTAGTGGAAATGTCTAAACCTTCTAATATTGAGTTTATGGCACAAGAAGTGTATGCTGAGATTGAGTCAAAAATGCTCAAAGGTAAGGAAATTACCATTGCACAATTAGGCGAAAAAGCGAAAAAGCTAATAGAGATTGTTAATGAAGCACAGCCTGATATTAACGTTATATGTTCTATAGGAACAACAAAAGACGCTAAAGCAATTCAAGATATTTTAACTAATAATATTCAGAAAGCTGGCTACGAAATGCGTGCCTGGCTAAGAGAGAATACTCCTGCATGTTTAGCAGATGCTGATAGTTTTTTAAATAATTTTGACAAAAACAAAGACTTAATATTTATAAGCAGTAGCTTTAAAAAAGCTCGAGAAGAAACAGTAAACAAATCGGCAAATGAAGCTCTCGTACCTATATTTACAAGTTTTGGAATAAACTGTAAACCAACCTTTAGTGTTGGTAAATTTACTGCGGCAGGCCATACAGGTGCTATAGCAGGTAAAGGTACTTCACTACAACAAGTAGTAGGAATAAATTCTCCGCTTATACAACAAACTTTATACTGGGCTAATACACAAGCAAAAGCACCTCCAGTAGCATTAGATACCTTTGTATTAGAAACAGATCACTTAGATTTGGCTTTTGATATTAAAGAAGGTGCTGTAGGTGTTACAAAAGATTTATTAGATTTAAATTTTTCGTTTGTTATCTCTCAAGAAGCTAGCTGGAATTCTAGTCTAGGTAGTAGAGAAACTATGGTAATGGATAAGATCGTTGAACAGGCATGGAAAGTTAAGCGGGAGTCTTTAGCAGGTGTATTTAAAAAATATATTGAGAAATATGTTCCTGACATTGTTGAAAAAGCTCACGGCTCTCCTACCCTCAACCAACGAGTATTCGACTATATAGTAGATGCTATTAAAGGCGTCAACAATACTAGTACAATAAAGATACTGCCAACCATACACGGTGCACCAAGAAAAACTACTAAAAGTAGTAAGGCTCCTGCGGTTAAAAATCTTAAACCAGCAAAAGCTAATTTACCAAGCGGAGGCAGTGCAGGAATTCCTTCCTATACTCCTAAGTCAGTAGCACCAAATATAACTAATTTAAGAGAGTTAATAAATTCTCAACTTCAAGATGTAATTAGTGCAAATATGGGTAATGGTACGGATCGAAAAGTACTTAATTACAGAACAGGTAGATTTGCAAGTAGTGTCAGAGTAGAAAGTTTATCTGTAAGTAGACAAGGCATGATAACGGCCTACTATACTTATATGAAAAATCCATACGCAACATTCAGCGATGGGGGAAAACAAGCTATTCCAAAAAGCAGAGACCCCAAATTGTTAATTTCACGGTCAATAAGAGAAATTGCAAAACAATTGGCAATTGATAAAATGAGAGCCGTATCCTTATGACAAAAAGAACAAGTATAGTAACAGCATTAGCTGAAAAATTTAAAATAATTGATGGAAATGCTCCTTTTAATTCAGACCTATTTAATAATAGCTATCCGAAATTAAAATTTTGGGATGAAGTACAGGACTTTCCATCCGTATATCTTGTAGCAGGATCCGAGACACGTCAATATCACCCAGCTGATTTTACGTGGGCTTTTCTAAACATCAGCGTTAAGGTTTATGTAAAAGATGAATCTTACCCTCAAGAAGAGTTAGAAAACGTACTAAATGATTTAGAGACTGTAATCAATGATAACCGAGTATTAGTATACGATACTACTAATAATCTTTCAACAACTGAAATTTTAATTCAGTCAATAACTACTGACGAAGGGCTATTAGCTCCTTATGGTGTCGGTGAAATCAATCTACAAGTGCGCTACGCATTAGTATAAATCGGACTTATACGAGCATAACAACAGATAAATATCTAGTCACAGTGCTTAAATATTTCCAAAAATCATAAAGGAAAGAGTATGGCATTAAATTTAATTCGTAATAGTCGAGTGTTTTTGACAAACAATCTGACTAGCTCCGGAGCTGTTGCAGCTACTGGTTTTGACGATACAAATACATTTGAGATCCAAGTTCAAGACGGATTCTCATTTTCACAAAATACTGGAACTGAAACAGTTACTTTAAATGAAGCAGGTGCAACACCTATCCGTGGTCAGCGTAGTTTTAATACTAGCTTAGAACCCGTGGATTGGAATTTTGCTACTTATGTACGTCCTAAACTTGAAGAAGGTGCCACAACTACAGCTGGTCCTGACGCTAACGATTTCGTTGGAGCTGAAGAGGCTGTGTTATGGAACGCTATGGCTGGTACTGCAGCAATCGGTGCTACCGGTGCTGGATGGACAGCTACTCCTGGCGTGACTCCTGTTTCTAAGGTTGCTTTTGGTAACTCTAATGCTCACCAATTACAAGCTTTTGGTTTGATTATTGTGTTTGAAGCAGTTGCTTACGCTATTGATAATTGCGCTGTTGATTCTGCTACCATCGACTTCGGTTTAGATGCTATCGCTTCTATTACTTGGGCCGGTAAAGGTACAGCAATGCGTCAGTTAGCTTCTGTAACAATCGGTGCTCCAACAGGTACTCCTGCTACTGTTGCTTTTAGCGGCGGATTGTCTGGTACAGCTAAGTACAAAGACACACAAGCTAAATACATTGCCAACAAGTTGTCTACAATGTCAATTGCTGCTATTAATTTTGGTGGATTAGCCGCTAAGACTTATTCAGTTGCTATTACTGGTGGTAGCATCACTATCAATAATAACTTGACATATTTGACACCTGCTAACTTGGGCGTGGTTAACCAGCCTATTACTTACTTCACAGGCTCACGCGCTATTTCTGCTACAGTGACTGCCTACTTGAAGACAGGTACAAATGAAACAGCTCAACTGTTAAGCGATTTGTTAACAGCTAGCTCTAGCTCCACAGAAAATAAATTTAACGTCACAGTTGATTTAGGTGGATCAAGCAATGCAAACCGTATCAGTTTGGCAATGCCAACAACTATGTTGACAATTCCAACTATTACTTCTGAGCAAGTTATTTCTACTTCAATTACTTTGAACCCACAAGGCGCTACTGCCGGTGCTTATGATATTGAAGCCAAGAACGAACTCGAAGTTTCTTACTACGCAGCTCCTTAATTAGGTACTGCATTTTCATAGAGACTGGGTTGATCTCCAGTCTCTCTTTTTAAAAAACTTATTATAAAATGACTACTCTCTCTTTAAAAACACTGTTAGTTCCCTCTAAATCAGTACAGGTAGAATATCCTGGTATGCCTGGTTTTGTAGTTGATTTGGCATTTTT